TAATTACTTCATTTTTTGCAAGCTTTATCTTTGATCCCTTCCCACCACGACGAGAGAGCATAAGAGTTGTAGATTCCTGAGTATAAATATTACCAAGGTTAGTAAAATGAATAAGAAGTTCTTTCTTTTCAATTGGCTCAACATCGTCACCTTTTTCTTTATAATCAAGATTCATTAAACGAGTGCGTCTATCATCACCAAATTTTTCTGCAACTGCATTTAATCCGTCTTCAATTTCTTTAAAAAGAAGATTTTTATCGTCTAAAATAGATTGAATTGAGGCAGCCTCAGCTTCCAATTTATTCTTTTCGTCTTTAAAAGATTGAACTTCAAGATTTATAAGACGAGAAAGCGTCATTTTAAGAATTGCATCAACTTGTGCTTCATTAAAACCAAAACGGTCTATAAGTTTAATTTTTGCGCCTTCTTTGTTTGAGGATCCTTTGATTATTTCGACTACTTCTTCAATATTAGCAATTGCTAATAATAAACCTTCTATAATATTTATTCTTGCGGCAATTTTTTGAAGGTCATATTTATGAATTTTTGTTCTTACTTCAACTTCATGGTCAAGATGAGCCTGAAGAGCCTCTTTCCATGTAAATGTCTTAGGTGTGTTGCCATTATCAAGCATTACTAAGTTTATAGTATAACTACTTTGAAGAGCAGTCAATTTGTAAAGTTGTTTAATAAGTTTTTGAACATTGATATTTTTTTCCAAAACAATTTTAATATTTGCTTTTTTTGTGGAGAGGTCTAAAAGATTTTTAATGCCAATAATTTCTCCCGAATTAATCCCACTTTCAATTTGTTTACAAATGGTCTGTGCATATACTCCATAAGGAATCTCAGTAACATAAAGACAATTCTCATCTGGGTTATACTCTATTGTACTTCTGATAATCGCCGCACGACCACAGCCGTCTTTATGAGATTGTTTAACTTCATCTGCATTAAGGATTGTCGCGCCAGTACAAAAATCTGGTGGACAATAAATTTCATCAAAATCTATATCTGGATTCCGCAATAATTTAATTAAAGAATTATTTACTTCTTTTAAATTATATTGGGGTATGGATGTCGCAAGTCCAGTCGCGATACCCATAGCTCCGTTACAAATATTATAATATCCTAATGATGGAACTACACTTGGGAATTGCTCTGTATTATCATAGTTATCAAACCAAACATCAATACAATCTTTATCAATTCCTTGGAACAGAAGACAACCTAATTCTCCCAATCTCATTTCAGTATAACGAGATGCTGCCTCAGAGTTACCACTCGAAATTGTACCATAAGACCCATCAAAATCTTCTAATGGGTATCTCATAGCAAAATTCTTAGCCATTCTTGTTAAAAGAGCATAACAAGACGAGTCCAAATGTGATTAACAGGTAGCTTTTTATCTACCTCTCTGGAGGTTTCCCTCATTTTCATCGACAAGTCAATTCTTGTCCAGTTTAGCATATCTTTTCATAATTTTGAATAATTTTATTAGCCAATTCTTGTTTTCGTGCCAAAGAAACAGAATTTTCTCCATAAAGAAATTTTGTTATTTTATAAACTTCTTCTTTTGACCTATAAGATATTCTAAAAATTTTTCCATGTATCATTATTTTATGAGGAGTAACTTGAATTAAAGATAGTAATTTATTTTGTACATTCGACAATAGTTGATAACTTCCAACTAAATCAATTCCCCTTAAATTATTTAAAATACATCCATCTCCATCTATGAGTCCCCTGATAAAATCAGTATCATAATTAGTTTCAATATATTGTTCTTTACCACTTTTATTTGCGTGAATACCATATCTTTTCAAATCAGAAATTAATTCAGAACTACACAAGGCAACATGAACAAGTTCGTTACCTGTTTGTGGATGGATGGTAGTTTTTATTAATTCGTTTTTTCCATTAATGAAACCAACAAATTTTTGTAAATGTTCTCTATCTTTCCCACCTATATCAATAGACACATATCGTGCTTTTTCATGTATACAACCGTCTGCGTTAATAAAACCTAACCAATAGGCTTTTTCAGGACTATCTATAACATTAAAAACCTTTCTATTCCAAGGTTGTTTATTCTCATATCCATTTTTATAGAGTTTAAACCATTTTTGAAATGTATCTTCATCTATATCCCAACATTTTGAAGTTTTAGTGGCTAAAAAGGATTTTTTATCAATATATTTTTTAATTGTTTTATGATTAATATGATATTTAGTTTCAATCTCTTTCATTGTCATTATTATTTTTCACCTCCTTATTTAATTTAATTTAATTGGCACTTTTTCAAAATTATGTCGGAGCCTCGTGGAGAGATTATATCTTTTCACTCTCTATGCGTTGCGGCTGATTATATTTCATATAATCTTCACCTCTGATTAGCCTATTATTTATAATAACTTAGCTTTCCAGTTTTTTTCTCCGATTTTAACACGGCAAATCATCTACCGTGAATATAGAAGTGGTCTAAAGCAGATGCAACTGATTTATTTGATTTTTTAAAGGGTTTCTTATAAGTAATCTTATCTAAGAGTTGAGCATACATACACTGTCGTGCAGCAGGCTTGATACAATCTCTTACATCTACAATTGCTCTTTCTTGAATAGTCATTGCCGCGTAGGTAGAAAAACTATCTTCTACCGCTTTAAGTAAATCTATTTTCATTTTCTCACTCCTTTTGTATAATTATATCATATTTTTAATAAAAAGTCAAGCATTATGTAGAGCCATATTCACTGAAATTTATTCTATTGAATATAAATTCTTTTCTTGGTGCAATGTCTTCTCCCATTAATTGACAAAGCTGGTATGCGCCTTCCTCTGAATAAATAATTTCATCCATCCTCTGTCCACCTGTAGTTGAAAACATTGTTGCACGAAGGTCTTTTTCAGATAATTGTCCCAAACCTTTTACGCGCTTAACATTACCCTTAATTGTTTTTCTAACTTTGTCAAACTCTTCATCGGAATAATACCAAGAGATAGGATTATTATTTTTATCCTGCTCAATATATAAAGGAGATTGAAGCCAAAATAGTCTATTTTCTTCTAAGAATTTTGGACATAACTTATAAAGATTTGTAATAATTAACAATGCCACGTGAAGTCCGTCGTCGTCCTGATCTGCGCAAATTGCAACTTTACCGTATCGTAATTTTTGAGGATTATAATTATTTACATCTATTCCAAGCGCATATAGTAAAAGTTTAATTTCTTCATTTTGATAAATTTTTTCATCTTCTGATTTTAGAGTATTAAGCATTTTACCCTTAATTCTCAAGATGCCATGTTTTTTAGTATCGCGGCCCAACGCAACTGAAGAGCCAGCTGAATCTCCCTCGCAAATACAAAGAATAGCATCTTGACCCAAAACTTCTGCATCACTGAGCTTATCAATAAAATTAATTTTATTTTTCTTGAGTGATGCCATTTCTTTGTTATGATTTAGAATTGCCTCTCTCGCCCTATCTGCGGCCTTTTCTGCTTTCTCATATTTGGTCAACAATTCGCAAACATTTTTTAAATCATTCTCATTTGTTAAAATATATTCCTTTAAAGACTGGGATATAGCCGTAGACGTTGCTGTTCTTGCTTCTGGATTAGCTAATGCCGTTTTTGCTTGATTGGAAAACTGTCCAACCTTAACTTTAACAGAAACAAAACCGTCAAGCATATTACGAATTTGTTCCCCACTAAAACTTTTTTTCATCAGAGAGTTAAAAGTTCTTGTTAATGAAGATTTAAAACCACTTATAAATGCTCCACCCTCTCTCATATAAAGACCATTGGCATATCCTTTTATTTGTCCTCTTTTTGAAACCCACTGTAGAGCAAGTTCGACTTTACAATCATCAGTTTCGTAAAAATAAGAAAAAGGACGAGACAAGGCAAATTCACTATTTAAACCATCTATTAATCCATTTTCAGAATAAAAAGTCTCTTCCTCTCCATCAATTATAAGAAGAATTTTTAATTCCTTAGTAAAGTATGACATTTCCATTAACATACTTCTAAGATTGTCGTAATGAATAAAAATGTCGCCATATACATCTGGATCTGGGACATATGTAATTAAAGTTCCAGTTTCATTTGTTTTACCTTTTATTTCAACATCACACTCTGGCGTTGCCCCTTCTGAAGTTGAACTAAACTTTTGATAATAGATGTTTCCATCTCTTTTTACTTGAACTTCTAACCATTTAGCTGTATGATTTACAACTTTATTTCCCTCACCATTAATTCCAACCGAACTAACATATGCTCCTTCTTGATGTTTTCCACCACTGTGAGGAATCATAAAAGCCGCGGTCAAAGAGTTCATCCCATCATCTCTTATTCCAACTGGGATACCTCTCATATTATCTTCAACAGATATTTCTTTTGTTTTTGAATTAAGAGAAATTTTTAGAAGAGGATTTTCTGGTTTATATACTTCAAATTCATCTTGAACATTAACAATTAGTTCTCTTAATCCTAGATTTATTGCTTCTTGTCGGTCTGCTGATAAATACATTCCTATCTTTTCTCTAAAAGCACGACCAGCACTTAAAGAGATTATATCATTAGCAGAATAATTATTCATAAATAATATCCTCCTTTTCTAAAATTTCTTTTAATTTATTTATACAGTCATCCTTGTATGTAATTTCATATAAACGAATATTATTCTTATCTAAATAATTTTTGTTTTTGTTTTTTAAGTTTTTTATTTTTTCTCACCTCTTTTTATTCTCTATAAGTATTATATCATAAAAAATATAAA